GAGTTACCGTATGTGCCTGGGAACTTTGCAGCCCACTCACCTACAGAACCAGAACCATCGGCATAATTGTTTTCATAATCTGTGTCGTTTTTAATCTTCAATCCAGATCCGTCTGCGGTAGCGTTGACAGCAGCTGTGTCAGCACGAATTACACGAAGAGCGTTTCCGTATTGAAGAAAGTTTGCGGCAGTGAACCAAGTCTCAAAGTTATCTGAGTTTGGTTTACCAAAGAAATTAACCAATTCCTGTTCTGAACCGATTGGGATGATCTCTTCTACTGGGCCCTGTGGGAAGCCAGCAGCGATCGCACCAATTGAGGTTGCAACAGCAGGAACAATATTGGTCAAATCAATTTCTTTGACTAGCACGCCAGGGGATAGTTGAAATGCCATCTCTGTTTCTCCTTTATGGATTTACTTTATAATAATCTAAGGTTATCCTCAAATTTACACGAATATTTATAAAAACCCATCTCTTCAGAATGTTTTTTTATAGGTTTAGCAGCACATAAATAGTTTCATGTCGGAGCACTATCAGAAATACAAAAATACCATCAAAAAGGTATCACAACGCAATTACAGGGCACGAAAGATATGGGTAAACGAATATCTTGGTGAAAAGTCCTGTCATCATTGTGGCGAATCTGAAACTGCTTGTCTCCAGTTTTATCCTCATGAGAGGAAAATACGTTCTCTATCTAAAAGAAAAGGATTGAATGAGGAATCTAGAACCGAAGTTGTAGGTTTAATCAACCAATCCACAGTCGTTTGTGCGAACTGTTATCTCAAATTAGAAAACGACATTATTGATATTATGTAGGGTTTTAATGTTTTCTACCAATCTGAATCATAAGAACGAACCACTGGACTCCACCGTGTTCCATATTCATCTATCACAGTTTCCCCATAAGGGTCTTGCAATCCATCATCCATAAACCCAAACGGGGCCATGTCTTGTTCTAATTGATGTTGTTGTTCTTGAAACATTCTAGCACGAATATCATCATCTGTCAACTCTTTAAAATATGTCTGTTGAATCAACCATGCAAAGATAACACAACACATTGCAAGGTCATCAGCGTGTCCATCTTCTGCTTCATAAGACTGTCCTCTAAGTGAGAATGTGGAAAATTCATTGATTAAGTCATAATCATTAATAATAAGTTTATCTGTTTCAATAATCTGTTTAAGGTTAGAACATCCTAGCGATTTAACCGCCTTTGTTGTCCTTACTCCCAATTGTGCCTTACCGCCTGAGAAACCACCCCCAATCACTTGACCCGCACGCCCACGCATGGAAGCCATGATAAGGTTCTCATACTCCAAGTCATACTGTAGTGCAGATGCAACCTGTTCACCAATATCATTTACCTCAACAAGTGTGTATGCTTGATTGTATGCAGTTGCAACATCGTGAATAATATTAGGAAAGAGTAGAGGTTTGATTTCATTGTTACGATATTTCGCAACAATAGTGTATGGCACAGTAGTAACATCGAATACAATAAATGCAGAATAATCGTTCTGAGTCCCCCTAGCAACGTCACAGACGATGGTGTAGAGGTGTCCTTCTTTTGGTTTGACATAGAGATCCAATCCAGCATTAGACTTAATTGGATTATGAAATGCCATTGATTTAATCTTAGATGGGTGTATTAACGTATTTGCAGAACCCAAGAACTCACACTCAAACTCTCTTCTGAACTGTTCTTCAGAGGTGTTATTGATAGTTTCTTGTCTCCACTTATCATCACGGCCTGGAACTTGACTCCAGTGAACATCTATGACATTATATGTGTTCCTACCATTCTCTGCATCAGTCCATAACTTATAGAACATATTCATACCGTTAGGAGTTGATACGATAACAACTTTGGTAGACTTACCAGATGAGATTGTAGGATATACCGAACTAAAGAAGTCTTCTGCAACATTCTGTGGAACGAATGCAAATTCGTCTAGGAACAACATATTGTATGAACCACCACGAACAGCAGATGATGATGTAGATGATGCAACCACACGAGAACCGTTCTCTAAGTCCACAGAACCTTTGTTCCATGATACCACCCCCTGTTGTAACCACTTGGGTAGATTTTCGTATGCGAGTTGGAGTCTTCCTAGAATATCTCTTGCAGTCGCAGCCTTGTTAGCAAGGATTGCAACATTCATATTCGGATTGAATAGAACGTAATGTAAAACGTAAGATACGAGGGTTGTTGACTTACCAGACTGTCGAGGAAGTTTACATATAGTAAAACGATTGTCGTGAATCGTGTTTACTATATCTTCTTGGAAATCATAGAGTTTGAATGGAACAAGTCCCTCATCCAAAGAAACAATACGAATATAGTTCTTAATAAAGTATATGGGGTCTTCCATACACTTCTGGTATTCAAGGATTTGTTCTTTAGTCCACTCTTGTGGAACATTACTTCTTTTTAGAAGTGGATTCCCCAAGTAGTGTTGGGTGTTTTCACTCATATCATTACCTATAGATTTAAAACCCCTCTAGTGAGGGGTTCTAGTATTTATTACTTAATCCAGAATGTTACTGCGTTACTATAATCATTTCTAGTAGAGTCATTTCCCACCTCGCCAGTTCCAACATCATAGTGAGCAGGCCCATTAGTGTCATCATAACCAAAAAGTTGGGATGAAAATGTATCTTGTCCAGACTGAGTAGCAGTTGCATGAACACTCCATTTTGCATCATCAGCACCATGTAATTGATGCATATTTGATGTTGGGGAAAACAATGCACGAGGAATCAAACCACAGTTACCGCTGGCGCCATCTGAAATTCTATGTCCAACATAATTTGTATTAGTCCAACGAGAACCTTTAAACGGGCCATCTGCTGCACCAGCACAAGTTTGTCCGTGTTTCGTAGCGTATGATGCAGAAAGTTGTTGAAACTGGACATGACCAGTGTTAAACTGAAGACCATTATAAGAACCACTTGTATTAAATAACCAATCACACCATGAACTCCTATCAGAAGGAATATAGTAAATCCAGTTTACAGAGTGTCCAGTTCTATTTGCAAAGTCACTTGCGCCCCACACCATGACTCTACCATTAGACCTACCATACCATTCGTAACCACCAAAGTCGGCACTCCATGCATTTGCTCCGTTCTGAGAAATATCTGTCAATCCACGAACTGAGCTTGCTTGGTTTGTTACTGTAGAACCAGCATTTGCTTGGTATCTTGCAACCAACATCCATCCAGCACCACCAACATTCAAACAACGAACTTGTTGAATGCCACCACTTGGTGTTTTGATGTAATAATTGCCATCTGCAAAATTATTGTCAATGTTGTAAATATCATTTGCACTCTGAGCGGGTAGTGATGAACTTGAACCATCCATCCACTTTCTGAGAATATTGAATACTCTAGTTGTGGTATTTCCTGTTCCATCGGACGCATCAACAGAGAAATTATGTTGAACACCAGACGATGAATATGTTCCATCTTCATTTATTTTTGCAGTAGAAATATCAATCGCTGGGCCTGTTGTGTTAAACGAGAACGGTGTAATTAAAGAACCAGTTGCTCCTTGAACGTAAGTTACTGTAGAACCTTCTGGGTCAGTTGCTGACAATGATGAGGTTGACAGTGTAGACTCCGCCTCAAGAGTAATAACTAGACTATTATATCTTCCATAGTTATTAGTATTGTGTTCAGTATGAAAATCTAAGTATCTATATTTTGTAGTATCAGAAATAGATTCATTAAATGAAGTGTCATTAGAAGAGCTTGGACTTGGGTTTGTATAAAGAGTTGTCCATGTAGACAAATCGTTAGAACCACGCCAGTTCATTACTGTTCTGCCACCATCACCGTCACGAACTGCCCAAGCAATGTTTGTAATTCGTCTTGGTATTCTTAAATCAATTTTCCAAAATCTTGCACCAGCATCATAAGATTCTGCATAACCTGTGGCGCTACTTGGGCCACCAGTGTCAGTCAAGAATTTTAAAGGACTATTTGCAACGCCTCCCGAATATCCAATTGGGTTAGTAGCCCAAACATCAAAATCAGATGCATTGGTATTGTTAATTGTTGTTGCGTATGCAGTGTCTTCATATACTGTTGCGACACTAGTTCCAGCAGCAGTAGCAAAAATTGGAGTTTCATCAATTGCAATTGCATTTTCCAAAACTGTGTTAAGTCCAGAACCGTTAATAACTTTAACATCTAGTGGTTCTGCTGTTCCAGAACCAATAGTATCTCCACCAGAATATACAATTGTAATCTGAGTGGAAGAATTTCTTGTAGATGTTGTTGGTGTTAGTGTAGAACCATTATTGTCTAAGAGAACGCCGGTTGCATTTGCATCAAAGTTTGCACCAGTAATTACAATAGTCTGTGGGTCATCACTCTCATCAATATTATTAATATCAACTGAAGTAATAGATGGGGGTGGAGAAATGCCTTGCCAACCAGATTCAGAAGTATATTGTTCTAGTTGGTCTAAGTCGGTATTGAATCTCAAGTCGCCAACTTTTGGATTTGCTCTCTGTGCAGTTGTTCCAACCGGCATCCTTGCTGCTTCTGTTCCAGCAATCTCTGTGTTAGTAAATAGGTTACTAGTCTTTACACTGGTAACAGCACTGTCGGCAAGTTTTGCAGTTGTGACTGCACCATCTGCCAAGTCGGCAGTTGCGATGCCACCGTCTTCAATGGCACTAAGTTTAAATCTAGTTAATGGCATCTTATTCTTTTCCCTTTAACATTTTTTGTAATTCAGCTGTGCTACCAACGAACAATGCGTTAGTAACATTCTTAGGTGCAGAGTTAGGAACTTCTTTGAGTTTCTTCATCTTAGTTTGTAAGTCTCCAAGTTTCTCTGTGACTTCTGCCACCTGTTTAATCAAATTCCCAGCAACCTCATAGCTTCTGGGGTGTTCTGATTCTCTTGCAAGGTCAAGAATACCATCAATTGCATCTTGTCCACGTTCAATCAGATTATAAAAGTTTTCTCTCTGAT